AAACCAGATAAGGATACATTACCTGAACCTTCAGTGGCTACTGTGCCTAGAGCTAATGTTGCACTAACAGCATCTAAAAGAAAACTTGCATCGCCACTAAAAGCAATCGTTCCAAGATGCGTAGTTAATACTTGACTAGGTAAAACTACATTTGTTGCACCCTGTACTGTAACTGAACCTAAAGATAAGGTAGCAGATACAGAAGCTAGTGTTACATTAACACCTGCACTTCCTTCACTTGAAAAGGAATCTTCACTAAATGACAGTAAGCCAAATGACATTTTATTTCCTCATTAGAATGGAACAAACTTAGTAGCAATTGCATCATTTCCTATGACCAGAGTATAATTATTACTACTTGCATCTGTAATTGCACCAGTAGAATTTTGGCATGTTAAGAGTTGTGTATTAGTTATTGCAGTCAATGCACTAGTTGGTGCTGTAAAACTACTATCTCCAGAGGTATAAACTGCTGAACCTACAACTACTCTAAAATTAGATATATATCCATTGTGTGCAAAAGTGCTATGATTAGTTTGTTTAACACCAATCGTTACTTTTTGTTGAGTATAATTAGTAGTAGAAGCATGACTTCCATCATTAGATGCAGCTCCAGATGAAGAAGTAATCATTACACCATTTTGATAACATCTTAATTGCCCACCATTTCTAACTAATGCAACATGATACCACGTGTTTTCTTGCATCAAGGGTGCAGTTCCAGTTCCATCATTAATAAGTGTGTTACCCCCAGTTGCCCACACAAAGAGTTTACCATGATTAACATCGCCACCTCCACCAATATATATGCCTATACCACCACCACTATAGTTTGTGTCGAATGGCATTATAGTTGCAGCCAAACTACCAGTATATACCCAAAATTCTACTGTAAAATTTCCAGTACCAAATTGCAATGATGCGTGTGAAGGAGTTTCTACATAATCTCCAGTTCCATCAAATTTTGTAGATCCACCAGAAGGATTATCAAATGGACTTACATAACTAAATGCCGTATTCCCATTTTCAGTAATCGAAAGACTTGAAGCACTCTCATCAGAAGTTGCAAGTTCAATATTTCTTGTATCTGTTGTTGGACTTCCTTGAGCGACACTAATAGTTTTATTAGTACCACTATTGTCCACTGTAGGATTACCAGTGCCATTTTGAGCCGTTAGCAATACTGTACCACTTACGGCAGTTAAAGGTGCTGTTGGTCTAGCAAACCCTGCTGCTGATGTATTTAAAGCTGTACCTTTTACAACTCTAAGATTACTTAATAGCAATCCATTTGAAAGACCATATCCACCAGAATAACCTCCTCCAATACGAAGAGCATCATTAGATGAAGGGTTATGATCATAACTATTCCCTGCAACAAAGGACTGACCTGTCGTAATAATATTACCCCTAGCACTAGAGTTACCAGAAGCGTATGCTTCATAGCAATTACCATCAAGAAACTGGTAGTGATTAAGCCCATGACGTACATATCTTACATGATACCATACATTATTTGTAGGTACTCCAAGAAGCCCATAAAAACCTCCACCAGAGAAATCCCAAAAAGTTAACTGTCTATTAGAAGGAAAATATACATGAATACTTTCGGTATTATCTGAAGCATTACTAGGCCCGAAGAATAACAACCATTGATTGCTTCCAGTATTCGCTAATAATTTAAACCAAAAATCTATAGTCCAATCGCCAGTTCCAAATGACATATCAGAATGTGATACTAATAAATTTTCACTGCTTGCATTAAATAAGTATGAACCATTTGTTACAGTAGTAGCATCAGAATTTGATCCAACCAAAAGTTTCGTGTTCGTTATAGCAGTTAGGGGTTTAGTTGGAGTAGTAATAAAATTAGAATATGGTTTTGTTGTACTGCCTGCAAGAGAGCCACCTGTAACCATAGTATAATTTTGATCACTATTATCTGATATAGTTGATCCAGAAGTTGTTTGATTTGTAAGCAAATACGTATGGGCAGCTGGGAATGATGTATTGACATTTGTAGTAGAAGGATACGTTCCACCAGTTTTTGTAAGTTTATCAGAAGGTGGAGTAAAAGCACCACTATAAACAGATGTACCAATTACAAGTCGTGTGTCAGACATATAGCCTTTTGTTTGCCAAACAGTATCACCTTGTGACATCATATGAAGTTGTCCAGATCCATTAGGAAAAATTGCTGTATTAGCAGTGCCACTAGCAGTTTGAACACCATCTATAAAAACTTTTATAGAACCAGAATTATTAGATAAAGCAATGTGATGCCATTGATTTAAATTAATTGTTCCACTGCCAGGAGTATCTGCAAACCCACCTACATAATATACATCTAATGTACCACTTGATCTTCTAGCAAGATATCCAAAATTATTACCATTAGGTTTTCCCTCAAAAAATACATTATAACTACCATTATTAGTCATGTATACCCATGTTTCTAATGTCCAAGTAGTTCCCCAATTCGGTAAAGAAGTAGGAGTTGATAACAATCCAGTAGTTGCAACTGCTGAAGAACCAACATTAGGAGTAGTTGGAGTATAAACAGCAGTGCCTTTTACAATTCTTGCATTTGAAATATAACCATTCCAACTTCCACCAGTACCAACAACTCCTCCACCAACTGTTACAGGCGAAGAGGGATTATTAAAATTGTTATTATTACTAACAGAAAAATCTTCAATCCCATTTACATATGATTTTATAGTTCCACTAGATCTTTGCACAGCAACATGATACCATTTATATAAATCTAAAGTTATTGATCCTGTATGACTAGTTAGTGTAGTTCCACCATGCACAGTATAAAAATCTAATTCAGTACCAACTGTTTCTAAAACAAAAGAGTTATTTGCATTACCACCATTTTGAGGCCATTGAGCTATGATACCATTATAACCATTAGCAAAAGAGTTAGAATAAACCCATGCCTCTAATGTAAAATCACCAGTGCCAAAATGCCAATCATCACTGTCTGCTATTGATAAGTAATCGCCAGTTCCATCAAAGTAAAGTGAACCTGAAACTGCAAATGCTAAAGCAAAATTTTGTACTGTTGTGGCAGCATTTGTACCATCAGATATTGAAAATTGAAGTGAAAAACTACCCTGATGGTCAGTATTTGTAGTTGGGGTTACTTTAAAAAATCTGTTAGTTGTTGATGCTCCTGCTGCTAGTGCAGAATATGTACCATTAGATGTAGCACTGCTTGTTACTGTTGCTGTTGTGCCACCACCATTTGTAAGTGAACCAGTAGACACAGTATATGAATTTTGTAAAACTGTTCCTTCATCTGCATCTGTAGCTACAAGCTCAATAGATGCGGCAGCACCATCTGTAGCCATTACAATATCTGTTCCTGTTGCAGGGCTTACCAGTGAAGGAGAAGTATTTACTGTTGCAATTTTGTACCACCCAGATCCATTATAAATGTAAAGACCTTTATTTGCAGTAACTAAAGCTTGTGATCCTGCTGCAGGGGAAGATACAGCAACCATAGCAGCAATGTTTGCATAGACAGTTGTACCTGATCCACTGCTACTGTCAGACGAAACTTCACTATCTGTTGTTGAAGATCCATCTGTTGTTTGCAGTTGAAGCTTTCCATCTGAACTACTTCTTTTGAGAATAACTTTATCAGAGCCAGTACCTATGTGAACTTCACTAGCAATTAATTTCTTAGTATTATTACTGGTGTCTTGAACTGTTAAATCATTATTACTATCGGTAACAAGTTTTGTGCTACCAATTTGTATAGGGTCTGATCCTGCTCTTTGACTGCGGTCTAATGCTTTTGACATTTATTCTTTCCTAATTTCCATTTCTTTTTCTAGTTTAGCACTAAATACTTCTTTCATTGCCAGGACTTGATCCATTGCAAATTTTGCATTTTGTTCTTTCTTTTGTATATCTAAAAGATGTGCAAATAAATATTTTTGTGTATCAGTTAAGTCTTCTTGTTTGTATTCTTTTTCGTTCCAAACAATTGTTGGTAAAGGTTTTGTTTCTTCAGTCATTATTTCTCCTATATTATCTATACTCGTGGCCCAAATCTTTCTCTATTCCATTTTTCATCTTTGCCTGGCTCATTAGGAAAATCATCATCCTCTAGATTAGGCCAATTTTTATGAGTTGGTAAATCTCTTAGAGCTTGTCTATAAGTTTTCCACTCATCAGAAACACTACCTCCAGACTCATTGGCAACCGAAACAACATAATCACTTTTTCCTAATGTTTCATTACGTATTTGCCTCCACACAGTTGCCTTGTCTTTTTCTATTGCTTCTTTAATTTGTTCTTCTGTAAGTGGCTCAACCCAATCAGGACTGTCCTCATCAATAGTTACTCTTGTCATTGTTCCATCTACTGCAATAACTGTACCTGTCTGTGTTCTTTTTTCTGTCATTGTAGTTTCCTATATATCCTTTAATCGCATAATCCTAAATTTACCATAGAACCCACTGTTGATGTATTGCAAAGTAGAAACTCTAATTTTATTTATAAAAGTAGCATCAGTTGAAGACCCTGATGTTCCATCAACTTGAAGTTTCTGAATCCCAAATTCTCGTCTATAGTTATTAGTAAATTCAATTTTAAATATGGGGTTATTCGTACCACCACTACTACCTAGTCTTGCAGGTTGATAATATTCAAAATTACCATAGGAAGCTCCATAACCACTGCCAGTATCACCCATTCCACTAAGACTATACCAACCTGTTGAGCCAGAACTATTATCAGCATCTCTTTCTGCACTTCCATTATAGGAAGCTTGGCTATTGCCCCCAGTATAATGCCAACCTGCCCAACCTTGTCCAGTTATGTAATTATTATTATGATCTTTCTGTAAGCCATTAGTATAATTGTTAAACCTAATATCCCAATTTCTTGAACCACCATTATTTATTTGTACATCCCAAAAATAAACTTTATAATAATAGCCTCTTTCCACAGTAATTTCCCAATATAAATCACTACCATTTCCTTCATATGTAGTAACGTGTTCCCACCCTGATCCTCCTGCATCTTGCCATGTTGGCCTACTACCCCCATTTGATGTAAAAACTTGACCAGATGTGCCAGAATTTCCATCACTTTGTAATGTACCTAGTAGATTTAAATAATTAAGTTTTGAAGTACTAGCAGGATCAACTAAATAAGTACTACTATTAATATCAACAAATTGAGTTGCATAAATTGAGCTTTGTGAATAGACCTGTCCTGTTCCAGTAATCCTAAATTGTTCTGCACCACCTCCAACTACACGAAATGCATAACTAGCACCAGTTGCTACACGTATATCTTGTGCATATTCACCTGCTGAAGCTTTATCTATAATAAGACCCCAATCATTATTATTGGTAGCAGTTACATATAAAGTAGCGTCAGTACCATTGTTTGATGTTCCACCATCTATAGAAACTCCTGCGCCAGTACCAGATACAGTTAAAAAATTATCTACAGTTAAAGCACCATTAAGATAAGTAGTTCCATTGTTGTAAAAGTCATAGCTTGTGTTTGTTGCTCCAACATACATACCTTGACAATGCACATCTTTGTATCGACCCCCACTAGCAAGTCCTAAATCTATCTGTTCATTTCTTAACGCCCCACTAGCAGGATTAAGTGGCACAAGTGCATCAGCACTTTGATAAAATCCTATGCCTACATCTCCCCCACCAATGTGTATTGAACCTGACTCTAGTCCAATATACCCTACAGTGCTGCCATCGTCAGCAAAACGTATCATTTCACCATCGTTACCAGTAAGATTAACAATTAATTGGGGGCTAGTTTCTGCTGCAATAGTTAATTCATTACCAGGCCGATATACTAAACCACCACCAGAAGTATTGTTGTAAAGAGAAGTATCAAGCGTTCCCACCAATAAATTCCCAGAGCCATCTAGCCTCATAGCTTCGTTACTGCTACTATCTCCATATCCTGTAAATACGTGCTGATTAGCAATGTATTCTTGTGTGATGTAAGCACTGGCATTTCTTGCCATTAAGTATACTTCACCTGAAGCAAAAGATACCTGATGCCTTTCTGTTCCATTAGAAACGTCAAGTTTTGTAGCAGGGGTTATTCCAATGCCAACATTACCACCATTCGTCACAGTTAATCTATCATTCCAAGCACTTGACGCAAAAGTTTGTAAAATTATAGGTTGGCTTTCTGACCTAATAACACTTTCACTGCTATCTTGGGTTAAATAAAAACCACCATTTGATCCTGCATTTATTGTGGTTGTTGCAGTTACAGCACCAGTAATATTTAAAGACTTGTTCATATTCCAAGATGTATCAGCATGAGTATAATTAAAGGTTGCCCCTGCACCCCCTATGGTAATGCCTGCACCATTAGCCGCGGCTGAATCAGCTGCATCTGTAGCAATTGAAAAGTTCAAATCATCAATAGCTACTGTTGTGGAATTGATCGTTGTTGTTGTGCCATCTACCTGAAGATTACCTGCAATCACTACAGTTCCTGTGTTATCGCCATGTGCTGCAGGGTCTATTGTAAAACTTGAGGGGCCACGTAAGTATCCAGATAAAGTTGCGTTAGTTCCTGAAATCGCTCCTGTAAAGGTAGCCCCTGCTAATGGGGCATAAGTAGATGATGCAGTAGAGCTTGTGAGATAAGAGCTTAGATCAACTTCAGCCCAAGTCAGACCACCAGTATTACCAGACTGTGCTTGTAAAAAATAATTGTTAGTGGGAGTGTTGCTTACTTGAAGGATTGCTTCATTAACAGTATTGAGTGCCATACTTGGTTGAGCAACTTGAGACAAAAGTGCTAATGACCCAAGCCCAAGATCACTTCTAACTTCACTAGCACTCCTACCTTCCACAGATGTACCATCAATCTTGAGAAAGTCATTATCAGCTACACCACTAGTAAACACAGGAACTTTACCACTAGTTATTCCTGTAGTTGCTGTAGTTAAAGGTGTAAAAGTAATAACCTCTACTATGTCATTTAGAGTAGCACCTGCAGTAAGCGTAACTGTAGTGCCACCTGACAATGCATAGTCAGTTGTTTCTTTTAGAAATATACCATTTAAAAATACGTGAGAAGTAGAATTAACAGCTAGTGTCGGGCCACTGCTATCTGCAGCTCCACTAAATGCCGTTTGATTGCTACTAGCTGTTTTTGTCCATCTTTGTTGTATAGTACTAAGAGGAGTATTATTAACAACCAATTCATTGCTTGCATCTAGATATGCAGCTTTACTTGCAGGCTGTGTTACAAATACTTTTTGATTACCTGTGCAAGATATCTTAGTTGTATTACCTGCAGATGTTTGAAGCACTGTTGTTCTAGCTAAAGTTGTACCACTAGCAGTATACGTACCTATACCTACTTCAAAGTTATTTCCATCAGTAATACAATAATATGTTGTATTAGTATTACCTATGTCGGCAAAGGTACGAAAACCATCAACAGCACCAGTTAGGGTAAGTGTACCCTGACCTGTGGTATTTGATGTTTCTTTAATTCTGTCTTTTAAGACTAGAGCCATTAGCTAATCCTGATAATTGCTGTACTCGTTCCTGCTGCTGGCATTGTTACTGTAAATGTACCATTGTCTGATGATTGTGTTGATCCAAAACTAATAATAGCTACAGCTTTATTACTCTCTGAAGAGTTATATATGATGGCTCCATTAGCGTCTATAGTAGCCGTAGTAAACTGAACATCAGCAAAGTCTACATAAGCAACTGATGCACTTGAACCGCCTGTTACTGTAACTGATGTTAAACTTGCACCACCTGCACTATAGTTACCTGTGTTGCCTATCTCATCACTATTGCCTGTGACTGCAGAATAGTTAGCTGTAGTTGCATCATATGTTCCTGACTCACCAGATTTAATTAAAGCTAATTTAAATGTATCTGTTCCAAATGTATGGATACCTTGCAATAACTCTTTTTTAAAAGTATTACAGAGTGCCGTTGTTATTCCCATAGTAGTCTCCTTTTATATACAGTAAGAGGGCAAGTTTCCCTGCCCCCTTAACTAATACTAGCTAATTATGCTAACATATCTCTGACAACTATATCAGCGGTCATGTCACCCATGTCACTAACATCCATTAGCATTGCCCATACACGAATAGATCCTGCAGTAAAAGATGCACCTCCACCTGTTAAAGTTAAATCTAATGTGTCGGCAGTGCCGATGATTAAGTCATCTGCAACTGCAGCACAAGGAGCATAAGCACCATCAGCAGCCCCATCAATATCAAAAGCAGCGACATATTCATTGTCATCTGCCCCTGTACCAAGGATAGCTGTGGCGTTAGTACCTGTGTTCATAGTTGCACTAGACATAACCTGCATACCTGCCGCCATAATTTTAGTGTGGGCAGGAATAGTGAGACATTGAACAACGTCACCATTTGGGTTAATACTGTTTTTCGTTAGATCAACAGTAGTTTGCACCATGTAAGGGTTTCTACCGATAGAACCATTACCATGTGCAGCTTCAAGCGTTGCTGTAATTGTAGCCATGATTCACCCCCTATATCAAGTTGTATTTACAGTTGACAAGACTCTCAGGTCTGAGAATCTTTCTTCCGTACAGATGCATGCCACGAACAATATCTGCAAATGAATCAGGATCACGATAAGTTTCGGTCTTGTTTATTTGCTCGGCTGTTGCGACTGCTGAAGAATGTCCTGCAACAATCATTCCATAGTTACTAGCATTTGTGCCACCTGTGGTAGCAGGGCCAGTTCCTATTGAAGGTAGATTGTTTGACATGTAAACTTTAAAACCATGTAGGTTGTTAAGTACTAGACCATTTTGTAGTCCTGAACCACCAAAGTCTGAGTTAAACAATCTTGAGTCCTCATCTTTTAATAATTCACAGAATACTGGATCTACAACTAACCATCTACCTTGTGTGTCCACATTTTGTTGGTCAAGTTTACGAGCCATTCTTGCTATAACAGTTAATGGATTAGCTGTTGCCGCAGCAGTTGGAGCAGCTTCAGATCCTCTTGGCTTTAAGCCAACAGAACTTCCACCAGAACCACCAGTGCCAAAATCTGTTGCATCTAGTTTCATTGATCCTAGAAGTTCATCAGATCCTGCACCTGCTACAGCTACTGTACCATTAGTTGTTGTGTTTGCAGTATTAGGATTACCATGCATAGCTCCTTGCTTGAAGCCTGTTAAGTAACCTAGTACGTCTTGGTCAAATTGATCACCTAGTCGATAGGCAGCACGATCACTGGCAAGTGAGCCAAAGTTGATGTGACTGTGAGCTTCTTCTATGTCATCGACTTTAAATGCAAAATAGTTTGCTTTGTCGATGGTAAGAGAGAACTCTTCATCGTCTAGATCTTGAGGAGTGATTTGCGTACCACGTGCATACTCCTTTACTGTGATTTCAGGCTCTTTGATGATTTTCACCGAATCGCCCATATTTGCGATCTCTCCAAAGTAGTCAGAGTTTGTAATCGCTTCAACAATAGATGACTTACGAAACGCAAGTTGCACCTGTTTGCTGTAGATAATAGGACTAAAATTACCATTAGGTAAATTTCCGTGTCCTGCAGCTTTTTGAAACGCCATAATTAAATTCTCCTTAGTAGTTTCAAAACAGATACAAACTACAAACTATATAAAGAGGCCAACAGTTTAAGGTAGATATAAACGGCTTAAACTTATTTGGATAGTCCATAAGTATTTTGTGTTTGTTGAATATAAAGTGTTAGTGTCGTTTCCGGGTAACACTTTACCTAGTACTTATAGTTATATCAATAACTATCTAATTGTCAAGAACTATCTTGCATTTCCTGACATATCATATATAAACTTTCCACTACGTATAGCTTCCATTATAATATCAGCATTCTTTTCGTATTCTTGTGCTGACATACTGTTTACATCTGATTCTCTAAACATCCCTTCAGATGCAGTGTTTGGACTAGCTTTAGTTGTTTTAGTCATTACACTTTTAGCAGCATCTTTGGATGTATTCTTTGTTTGCTTTGTAGCAATACCTGTATCAATTTTATACAAATCAATTGCTCTTGCAGCAGACTTAGCATCAGTTTCATTTTCATATAAAGCATCTTGAACCCATTTAGGTTGTTCATCTGCCCATTCGTGAAATGCATCTGTTTCCTTAATCTCATTAAAATCAGGATGTAGTGCTAGTAACTGTGCTTCAGCTTTCTCTCTATGTACATTAGACTGCATCTCATCAATCTCTCGTACACGTGACTCTAAGTGTTTAGCTTGTTCCTGTGCTTTTTTAATTGCAATTGTTTCTACTATTGCTGCCACATCAGGATACTTCTTTGCCCATGCTTCTATGTCTTCATCTGTCTTAGGAAGATTTATTTCTTTACGTGTGGCTTCGTCTAGTTGTTTTTTTAAATCATCAACCTGACTTCCAAATTCTTTTTCTTTATTCTGAAGATGCCTACGTAAATCGCCATAGCGTTTTTTAAATGTCTTTTCTTCTGCAGATAAATTTTTAGTATCTTCTTCAACCTCTGCTTCCTTGACTTCACCTTTCTGTTCATCTAAGAGTTGTTGTAATTCTTCTTCTTCTTTTTTCAACTTCTCTTCGTTGCTATACTTTCGATTGGTAAATGCCATTTTCTTTTCAGGTTGCATTTCACCTGCCACAGTTGCTTGTTCCATTGATATTTCTCCTTTCAAGGGTCACTATATGTGAGTAGCTAATTAGGATTTCTTTTGTACTAAAGTCTTCCTCTTGGGTGTTGGTTTCTTTTTAGGTTTAGTTACCATTGTTCCTGATGCAAATCCTCTATAATTACCTGTTTTTCTTCCTTCTTCAATGTTTCTAGAAGTTGCCTTTGCAACAGATTTATCTCTTTCTTTTCTTTCTCTTAATGCACTTTTATACCCTGTATCTCCTGCTTTTTTGCCCGATGAATCTGTTCTATTTTTTATAGCATTCTCTGAGGCAAAACCTTTATCTCCTTGATCTCTTCTATTTTCATTACTTTGAGAAGTTCTAGCATTTGCCATTGCTTGTCTTCCCATATTAGTACCGGGACTTGAATCATAACCATAGCGTGTTGCTAAATCATTTTTTCTTTTTTCTCTAGTAAGTGGGCCTGTGTACTTGTTTTTCATTCTATTTGCGGCACCTTGTTTTTCTGATGCAGTAGCTTGTCTGTCTCTATTAGGAACATTAGCAGAGTAAGAATTAGCTAAAGGATCAATATTACGTTTAGCTTTATCCAGACTTTGAATTGCTTGTTCATCTGTAGCTCCATCAGGACTAAATAAACCTGTAATCTTATCAAAGATACCGCCAAATAAACTACTTAAAAATCCACTGCCACCTTTCCATTCACCACTTTGTACTTGCCTTAAAACATCACTTGCTTTTTTAGTATCGGCTGTACCACCAAACAAGGCTTTCATTTCTTCTCCTGCTAACTCCATACGTGCAGACATAGGTAAACTAAAATAGTCATTAGCTGACAGTCCAAGTCTTTGTGCTGATGTTAATACTGCATTATATCCTTGCTCTGTCATGCTAATAGGATTACCATTCTTATCAGTAATCACATCTCCTTTAAACTTATCAGCAAGATATTCAGATGAATACATAGGATCAGGTTCAGCCTCACGCTCGTTATTAGATGTTTGTTCTGCAGGTGCAGGTTGAGTTGCTTCAATATCGTCAGGAGCTTTCTCAGGTTTTTTTGTTACAGGAGATCCATCTTCATTTAACATAAGCTTGTATCCAGATGGCACAGGTTCAAGTGGCTGTCCTCTATAGTCAGTCAGTATAGCTTTCATATCACCTGCATCATTTTTATAATATGCATATGTTTTAGCGTATTGTTTGTTTGCTTCTTTCTGTATATTAAAATACTTATCTGCTGCTTCAGGCCCTGCAGTTCCTTCTTGATATCCAAATACACCGCCTTGTGCTTTCTTTTCAACTTCTTCTTCTTCTTCCATATCACTCATAATAAGAATATCAGCAGCATCAAATGGAATATCATCAGGAAGGTCAGCATCTTCAGGATTACCTAACTGACCCATAGCTTCCATTTTCTTTAATCCCATCTTAGCATCTTGTCGCATTTCCATTAAATTATTTAAACCTATAAAGCGTGTTACATCTGCAGGAAAAATAAATTCACCTTCGCTAACCATAGCAGGCACATCATCTCGTACTTCTTTTGCCATTGATCCTGATGGTACATCATTTCCTGATACAGGATCTTTTTCCCCACCATCATCTTTCATACCACCTTCATCAAATAATTCCATTTGTTCTTCCATAACTGTACCACCTTCATTGAACGCCATTGGTTTACTGATTGTATTTCCCTGTCCTACAGGTTTATACTGTTTAAAAAAAGCATCTTCAAATTGTTTTTCTAGATTAGATTGTTGCATTGCTATGTCTTGACTTAAAGATGCATTGTTTTTTCCTACTTGTTGTTGTTCTGCCATTTGTAACGCATAAACAGTATTCATTTGATTTTGAGCTTCTTTTGGATCAATTTGATTATTTTCAAGTTTAAATTGTAACTCAAGCAATTTAGGTTCATATTTTGCTTTTATACTTTCCATTTTTTCTATCATAGGCATTGCTATGTTTCTGCCTTTTTGATCTAAGTTAAAATCCTTACTAAACTGTTGTACTAATTTAGCTCTATTGTTTTGATCTAAATAATCTTGTAAGGTATTAGTTTTACCACTAAGAAACTCTTTAAGACTTGTATATTGTGGTTTCTGTTCTGCAGGTTGTGATGCTTTTCCTGTTGCTTCTAAGTTTGCTTGTGTCATTCCTCCTTGAAGTGGAGTACTGACTGTTGAAAAATCATAACTTTTAACAGGTTGACTACCATGAAGTCCTGAAGTATCATCATGTTTAACAAAATCTTCTGCAGGATCACCCATATCATTTTTAGTAAATACTTTATGCCCCCCATCTTGATGCGTTTGATCGTATGCACTCATAGGTTTTTCATATATTACACTTTCTTGTCCTATATCGGCAGCTTTTTTTATCATAGGTGTTGTTATTTGTTGTGGTGGAATTGTGTTAGGATCAGTTAAAAAAGGATCAGCTATTGGGTTGGGATCAGATGGTGCTTGAGAAGTCTGTGGATAGACTATCTGACCATTTACTATTGTACCTTGATGTGCTTTTAATACTCCACCCTGTTTCAATTCCTTACTCCTTTTTTTTGTAGCTGCTATAGCTTCATTAAAATTGTCATGTTCACTAGTAGGAATCATACGATTATCTTCTACAGCTTCTTTTAATTCATCTTCTGTATAATAATGACCATTATGTATACTAGGAATATTAATCCATTTACCATTTTTTAATTTAATAGTTCTAGAAAATTCTGAACGTCTTTCACCTGTATCATCATCTATATATACAGGCCTACCTGATTTTGTTGTTTCTCCTGTGGGTTTGCCAACCTTCTTACGAGATTTCTTTAACATTTACTTCTTCCCTAAGTGAGTGTAGCTTTCTAAGTATAGCTAATGATCCTTGTGATCTTTTCCACAGATCTTGATTATCTGTCTGTTCCATTATTCTAGTATGATTTTGTATATGATATTCTAAATACTCAACAAACGCATCCCATAGCTTTGGATTATTGCATAGGGGTTTGAGGTGGTTGAGGAGTTCCTTGTGGTTGTGCATTACCTGTAAATCCTTGTTCTTGTGGGCCGGGAGCAACTCCTGTACCTATAGTACCCCCACCTGCTCCTGTTGGATCATTTGGGTTTGCTCCTGCAGGAGGCTGTCCTTGTGGTTGAGGTTGTTGCTGTTGAAAACTCTTCATTAGTTCAGCAGCTAACATTGCTTCTGCTTTATCATTTGTAACCTTCTCAGGATCAAGATCAAGTGACTTAGCAATTTCACGTATGATATAATCCATCTTAGCAAAGGGTGCAAGTGCAGGATTAGAGGATACTTGCAAAAATTGCATAAGCCTTTGACTACGTACTTCGTTAGCCATTAGGCTTTCTGTACCTCTTGCCTTTACTTCTAGATCTCCTTTTATCTCAGGATCAAAGTCAAACTGCATATTAAATCTAAACATACCTTCACCTAATGGTCTAAGTATATAGTCATCTATATTTTTAATAACAGTCTTAACCCCACCTGACGCAGCATTCATAAGCATAGAGATACCACTAGCTGTCCTACCTACACCTGATACACCTGTCTGTCCATGTGCAAAGGAAGGAAAGCCTGTAGACTCATCTGCTAAGACTCTAGCCTTATCAAAGAGTTGTAAGTTTTCGTTTGATACATTGGGAAATTTAGTTCCAAAGATAGCCTGACCGGGAGCGCCGCCCTGTCTACGAAAGACTTTACCGGGATATACACTAAGGTCTTGGCCGGGAACTAAGTTAGTTTCATCTACCTCAATAAGTAGATTGCCTGATAGTACAGCATTATCTACAGCCATACGCATAAAACCATTCATTAAAGTCTGTGTATCATCCATGTTTTCAGCAATACCTATACCAAAAAAGCTATAAGGATTAAGCTCATAGGGTGCAGACATGTATGGTATCTTCATAGGTTTAAAAGGATTAACAACAAGTCTTAGTAATCTATCATTACATATCCACGCATTAACCTGTACTTCATCGTAGGCTTTTAGTTCTTTAGGTATATCTAAACCATGTTCTTCTAACATTTCTACATCTAGCATACCCCAGTATTCAAATACTTCAAATCTATTAATCTCTTCAGAATTAGTGTAATCAGATAGATCATCTTCCCAAGATTGTTTTTGGTAGTTCTCTCCCATAGTAACACAATCATCAATAGCTTGAGATATAAAGTAGGGTCTTTTCTTTAGTCCACGCAGTTGAGATCTAGACATTTTATGTCGCTCAAATACGTATTGTGCTTCTTCCATATTGTTTGCGTCTGGATCTGGAAAGAAGTTCCATATAGATACATGGGATACTAAAGGTACAGTTTTAAATAATGGCTCATACTCACCTTCATCAGACCAATTAGGATATTCTTTATCTAAAGCAAATGGGCCTTTAATAATACCTGTTCCAAATAATGCCATTTCAAATGCGGTATTTCGTAAATGTGTATTGGCATTTGATTCTTGTAACTGATCATGTATTTTCTTTTCCATCTTCTTAGCTGCAATCATTGCAGGATGAAAGGTTATAGCTGTGGGAGTTTTACCTGCCCCTTGCTCTAGCCCTTCTACATCTTTTAACTTTTCACTCAGGGGGCCTAAGTTATCCATTAGAGTTTGTTCTGTTGCACCTGCAGGTATATCTTTACCATCTCCTGCAAATCCATAAGGACTCTCGTTAGGATCACGTTTAACTTGTTCAGGCTTTTGAGGATCAAGACTAACACTTTCTATAACTCCTTCAGGTAATTCTGTAGGCTCTATAGTAATAGGAAACTTATTCGCAGCAAATAAAACATCAGCTATCTGTCCATAGGCTGCTAGTGTCTTGGTCTTAGTAACTTTAATAAATATTCTTGACTTTTCAGCCTCAGTAAATTGTACATCGGAATCATACAAACCTCTATAATTTTTATAAGACTTTAACCATCGTATCTCATCTTGTTCACGATTAGTTTCTGCCTTTTTATACTTATCCATTATATGATAGATTACTTTGATATTACTATCTTCAGACTCTTCTAGAGCCATTGATGTATCATCAACTAAAACTTCGTCATTATCTTCCATATTAATACCCAAATGTTTGATCTGCTATCTGATGCCCATGATTTTGTTTATTAGGTTCATAGTCAAAAATACTAAATCGTGGTCTTGACATTATACCATATCTTAATGCATCATACAAGTGATCTTCTGATTGTGTGTCTATATCTTCTGAATTTTTTTTATCTAAAGGAATTGAGGGAAGTTGAGAAACTATATTTGTACAGTTATTAAAAAATACTAATCTTGGTTCTTCTGTAAAGTCATCAACTTGTAATCGTCTATGTATTTCATTCTTACCTGCTACTCTACTTCCCTTACTCCTATCTGATGGCCGCCATCTACATCCTCTTTGAATCATCTGTTCTGCGAGTGATGGGCCAGTATCACCACGCCTATGCCAAAGAGAACTATCAAGCACACCGTAATTAATAGTTCCGTCATGTTGTTCTACCTCCAATATCATATCGGCTAAGTCAGTAGCTAATACTTTGGAAACATACAACTCCCTATATACAACAAGCTGCTCGTCAGGAGAAATAGCAAACCATACAACTGCAGATTTACTTCCGTATCCATAGTCACATGCCCGAAACTTTGTCCAAGCTGTCGGTATATCAAAAGGTTCGATGACATGTATATCACGATTAAACTCTGTAAACGCAGCACCTTCTTTGATATCCCAATCTCCATCAAGAAGTTGTCTTCTTTGTTGTTCAGGCAAGGACAAGAGCATAGACTCGTAATCACCTTGCTCTGCAAGATAAGGATTATCAAATAGTCTCGCAGGAATAAACCTGCGTTTAAATAGTGGTTGACCTTCTTTTGAATGTCCTGTGGGGTAACTAAGTGTTTCATTTGTTTCAATATCTGTTGCCCAAAATGAATTACCTGCAGGTGCAGGATCAATAAACATTTTCTTTACCCAAGCATGCCCTCTTCCACCGGGGTTTGTTGTTGCTCTCATAAAGATAGGTAAGTTAGAACTTGCAGTACGTAAACGTGATCTTAAATAGTTCCAAGCAAAAGGTGTAGGCCACTGTGTAAGTTCGTCAAAGCCTATCCATGTAAATGCTAAACCCTGATAACGTAATACATCTTCTTCTCTATCTAAATAAGAAAACCACAATCTACCACCTGAAGGTGTAACCCATTGCATTTTTCTCTCTGACCATTTTATATTTGGTATAACTTTAGGGTATAGTTCTTGTGACTTCCACACAAGTTCTCTAAGTTCTTCTGTTGTATGTCGTAAAAGTAGTCCACTAAATTGTGGGTGTTGTAAATACCTTAGTGGATCAGCTAACATTGCATAACTCTTGCCGCCACCTGCACTTCCACCATAAAGAACTTCTCGTTCACCACTCGCTAAAAAATTAGTTTGAGGCCCTTCGTTAGGCTTAAACACTACATTGTGTTTCTCTTGAACCTTTACCTCATCTCTTTTAATTACTGGCGTGGTCTGTACTTTCGCTTGCACCTGTTCTTTTGGCTTCGATCTCTTTCGCTTTGGTGATCGCCTTTTCTGCATACTCTGCCCACTTGCGTAGGCTTCTAGCTTTGTTTTTACGCTGTCGTTCATTCTCTAATCTTTTTCTCAAACCTACGTGAGAAATGTACCTATCAGTTTCTTTACTAAGCCAGTTTGATACTTCTCTATATGAATACTGGTCTACATACTTACGTGCCATTTCTAACTTATTTAGTTGATCCTCTATAGGAACAAGTAACTCAAGATCGGTTTCATCTTGTTTATATCCAAAGGGTATAGTCCTAGCTATTCGTGGTATTGGTTGCCACTCATTATCTTCTTTAATATCGGTAGGCTGTGGTAACTTCCATTTGCCTAATGATCGGTTCATTTTTTCTTTTTAGCTTGTTTAAATTTACGTACGTCATCTTCGTATTTAATAGTTTTATTTAACGTATATAGTTTTTTAACACTAGGATCATTCGGGTTTAACTGACGAAATCTTTTTACCGACATTCCTGCTTTTTTAGCTTTCTCTCTGATTGTAGCTTGCACTGCGTACAATGCTCTTACTTTATCAGGGCCACCCTTTCCCATCGACAATGCGACTGCAGGGGGTTCTTTTGCCATAGGTTTCTTTTTAGGTGCAGGTCTAGGCCCACCTGTCATTGCCGTTTTAGGTTTAGGTTTACCATATTTTGCAGCAAGTTTTGCTAATTTGCTTTTTCTCATTTCATCTGTTAAAGTCATCTGACGTACTTTTTTTACTTCCGATTCATAAGTTGCAGGAGTCTTTGTCTTAGCACGTTTCAATTCTCTAGCTTTTTTCTCTACTGCCGATAGGGGCTTCCTACCCTTTAGACCTTTTTTTAACCCTTTTGCTATTCCTCGTATCGCCATTTATTAATCCTCTTCATTATTCTTAGGTGGCATTAATATAACCCCACCACTTGCTTCAACCTGTACCTTCTCGGTTTTAATTAAACCTGTACGATCTAATAGCTCTTTAGCTGCTGACAGCTTATCTCTTATACCCAGTTGTGTAGGATCAGATAAACTACCTGCAATCGCAACGGCAGCTTGTGGTGCGTTACGTGCTAAGTATAGCTGTGTCGCTTCTAGGATTTCATCCTTTAAGCCCTTGGTAATATCGCTAGTACTGCTTGACTCAGAATACCCTGCAAGTTTTTTAGCGGTAACAACATTACCACCTGCTTCTTCAAACAGAACATCAAGAAAACGTTGTTGCATTTCAGTTAACTGTCTAGCCATTATATATCTTTTCCTTTTGCTTCTTCTGGTAATACTATATTAGGTACAACTTGACACATTGGTTTAGCCTGAAAGACTTGAGGACTCTTCATAGCAATCTTTGCTTTGCCTACTGAGTTTGCAAAACATTGTTCTTTTGTTTTTACTAACTCATTTCCTGTTATTACTACACAACTTTCTGCATAGGGTGCAGAACATAGTAGTATTATTGGCAACCATAATCCCATTAGTTTATCTCCAATTGAAAATGGGGGCCATCTATAAAAGGTTTTCTACCTTGGCTACGCCGCAAATCAATATACTCATTCATCAATTCTTCAGATGTGTCTTTCCAATCATTAAGTTTCTTGTGCCATGCACCACCCCATGTTACAGGATGACCCTGTATAACTGCCGCAGCTTTGATTGCATCAGCAATATCATCATACAGATTTAATTCCCAACTTCCCCTTGAACCAATGTAGGCCATAAGATCCACAGCATGTGACTTACCTGTAGATGCTTGTATCATGTGTTTGCTATTCATTGTTTTCGATGCACCTGACTGAACTAACGCAGCTTGTTCACTGTGTGTCCGGGTGCCGCAAATCACTCCAAAGTCTACCTTAGTCAGGGTTATTGCTTCTTTTACGATACTCACTAAGGATTCGTGTACGCCTTCTAATTTGCTCAAGCTTCTTGAACTTAATGTATAACTCATGTTCTTCTTTCCTTTTCTTTACCCACTGGCTTGTGTGCTTCAAGCTTTCTAGTGGGTATCTTCTATTGCCTATGTATTCAGGCTTGTACGAGATTAAATGCTTTTTTTCTGTAGACATAATAAGACACCATTGGTAATAGTACTAGATATAATCCAAATGCATTTTTCTTTTCATTCCAAACTAAATAATCTCCATAGCCATTCATATCAATAATAACAGCCAACAACATCATTATAAAAAAATTTATAAATAGTATTAACACTATGTATAATATAATGTTACTTACTTTTTCTACCAAAAAACTTACTCACAGATCGTATCCCAAACGATGCGGCCACTATCGCTCCCAAGCTTATCTGATACCAATCAGGCATCTGTTGCAGTGAAAGAAACCCATCATGCACGATCTGTCTTCCCCAATCACCACAGAATGAAAGGATTAATGGTAGTGTAAAAATTATAGTTAACCATTCATCTTTCCACGAATTTTGTGTCGCTCTTATAGCAGCAAGCTCCCAATCAATTTCACCTGTTGCTTCCTTCATACGAATCTGTGCTTCAGCCTTTTGTACCGCAGTCTTCCCATCTATCCAAGATGTTGCGAGTCCACCGACTGAACTTAGTATTGTTGTTAATCCACTAATCATCAAATAACCATATCCAAGCTAATACTGCTACCATATAAACTAACGCTACATAATATATAATGATAAAAGTTGTAATCATTTAACACTTCCATCTTCTCCTTGCTTGTCTTAATCTACTATTTGGATCTTTAGCTGCTTTAGGAAACTTCTTCATTTGTCCTGCAGATCTAGCACAATAAGACTTTCTTCGGGTAGCTCTCTTACCTGTGGGTTTAGATTCTGTTACTGCAGTCTTTAACTTTGAACCAGGGTTATCTTTACGATATTTAGCTACCCCTTTAGCTGTCATACCTGCACCTGACTTGGTAGGGCGTTTGTGTCCACCACCTATTGTGTGTCCTTTCATGCTACCCTTTTTTGGCACTGGTGCTTCTCCTCTTTTTTCCTGATGCAGTTACAGACCACTTAACTCTTTTAGGGCCTGTCTTCTTACTCGCTTCAGACTTAGTAATCTTTTTAGCTACAGCAGCAGGTCTACAGGCAGGGTATGGTCTACCTTTGTCTTTCTTACCAGACCGACCACACTTCTTACCTGTCTTTACATCTCGCCAATCTTCAGCAAACCATTTAGTTAGGCCGCCCTTTTTAAGGGCCTTACGCATAACCACCGCCACGTGACTTGTAAGTTTTTACAAGCCAAGCATTAGCATAGGCACTTGGATATACTTTAAACTTTTTTTTAGCTTCAGATTTAACTGACGCATATAGTTTAGGATTGCTAGGTTTAGATCCTGATTTCTTTTTAACAGATCCACCTTTCTTCATGTATCCCATTTTATTACGTACAGTAGTCGGTAACTTTTTTAATCCCTTTTGAATTGGTGTTGGTTTTTTTAAGGCCATAGCCATACCTACTCCTTATCGTAAGTTTTGCACTTATTGCCATCTCTGCATTCTACATGAGTCTTACAAGATGGACAAGGAATTGGATAAGGCCATTTAGGTGAGTTTATCATTTGCAGTTACATCCTTTACTATTACTTCCTGTGACATATCCTGCCACGATACCTACGACACCTACAAGAGCATTATTCAGTAGGGCTAAGATGCCCTCATCGAATTTACCACCATGCTCTGCAGCTATCA